ATGGCCGAGTTTACAGCCGTCGAAATCCAGACGATAGACACGACCGGTAGCTACATCGAGCAATCCCAATCCTATTTCAAAGGCGACGCTTTTACCGACAGCCGGGGTAATACTCCCGGTTGGTCCACGGCTGGTCTGAATTGGGCAAACGTCTCTAAGCGCATTTTGCCCCAACTCATATACAAGGGTTACGTCCTTCGCCGGGAACGCCTTTGCGGCAAAGGGCTCTTTTTTGCCTGTCCTTCCGCCGTGCTTAGACGTGTTCGGGCTAGGCTCGGGACTAAGATGCTCGAGTATCCGATCGCCGCCGGGACTATCACATTCCAGGCTTACGATCTTGGGCCGCCCGTAGATGCTGGGTTGCAGCGACAGCTGGTCAAAGGTGAGACGTTCACAACCACGGTCGAACAGGTCGCCTACGCATTCGTCTCGCCGGTAAACCTGCCTGACATGGGCGTCTACGAAAAAGCGATAACCGCAGCTTTAGCCCGTTAGCGTTCCTACTCGGCTGCTGCCAATGCCTGTTCGCTTGCTATCGCATCGTCGGCTTGCTTGATTGCCTGAGCGATCTTGCGACCTAACAAGGGTGGGACCGCATTCCCAACCTGAACGTATTGTTCAGTTCTGCTCCCTTCAAATTCAAAAGAGTCCGGAAAAGACTGGAGCCTGGCAGCTTCGCGGACTGTTAGAGCACGATCTTGGTCCGGATGAATATACGCGCCCCAATGGACATCGCATTTTGTAAGGATGGTGCAAGCTAGGTCGGTCTTACGGGGTCGGCCATATCGCTTGGTATGATCAGAGCGCTTTGCGCGCTTCATACCTTCAGGGAGCAAATTAAAGGGGATATCGCGCCAAGAGCCGCCGGAGGGGATGTGTTTCATCCGGGCTTCATTTACGGGCGAAAGCTTGGGAGCAGAATGATTTGTCAGCCTCTTTACGCCCTTGCGGAGTTCCCTTTGGAAAGCGTTTGCCGGAGGCCCCGCATAGCGATCCGGACCTGTCTTTTCGCCATTTTGCAACGGCGGCAGGTCAGATATTGCGTCCCAAATAGTTACTAGAGGCTGCAAGCCTGGGCCATGCGTCGGTTCGGGAAAAGCGTTCGTTGCGCCAATTCTGTTACCCACGAAGACAATCCGCCGGCGTTCCTGCGGGACACCGTATTCTTCCGCCTTAAGGATCTTCCAGCTGACTTCATAACCGAGTCCGCCCATCCCCTCCTCGATCTCGCGAATTATTCCGCCTTGAGCAATCGAAGTCAGACCGGAGACGTTCTCCATAACGAGCCACCGGGGTCTAAGCCCTTCGACCAGGCGAAGATACTCCTTGAAAAGACCTGCACGCGGATCGTGCGTGCCTCGCTGGTGATTGTAGACGGAGTAGCCCTGGCACGGCGGGCCGCCAACGAGGACATCTAATTCGCCAGGTTTAAGCCCTGTGGCATTCAATATGTCGCTCACTCCGACATCTTGGATGCGCCGACAGAAGAAAGTCGCTTCGGGGTGGGTCGCCAAGAAAGTGCGGCCAGCTGGCGCGTCAAGGTCAATTCCAGCTAAGATATGATAGCCAGCTTGACGGAACCCCTCTGACAACCCCCCTGCGCCGCAAAACAGATCAATGGCGGTCAAGCTCGTCATGAAAATGGCTTCCGAATCTCGTGGCAGTTCGGCATTCTAAACTATCGCAGATTGAGAAAATAGCCCGCCCGATTAAATGGCGGTGGAGAATCAGCAGCTTGCAAGAGAATCCGGACAAAGTCCGCAGTGCCAACATGCGAGCAATCCGGAGCAAAAACAGCCGACCGGAAATGGCAGTGCGACGATGTGCTCATTCACTCGGTTACCGCTATCGACTTCACGACAAACGGTTGCCTGGTTCGCCTGACCTTGTTTTTCGATCACGTAAGAAAGTCATTTTTGTCCACGGATGCTATTGGCACGGCCATGGGTGCAAGCGTGGTGGAAGCGGCGCAAAAACGAATACAGAATATTGGCGCCCGAAAATCGCTCGCAATAAAGAGCGGGACAAGATAAGCGTGAACAAATTGACTGCAGATGGTTGGAACGTGCTAACGCTTTGGGAGTGCGAGTTAAATGATGTTCACGCTTTGAAGGTTCGCTTGGTCGACTTTCTGAAATAATGATGCTTTGGCACAGCACCACCGATGAAAACCAGTAAAAAGATGGCCGATTGGGGAGTTCTATGGCAGATTTGGCTTCCAGGGTTTTAAAACAAGCATTTCTCGACGAGTATGGGCACTTTGCGGACAAGCGCCAAAAGAATCTGGACACGGCATCGCGATTTATTATCGATGGTCGCCATGAGGGTGACTTCGACGCTCGAAACAAGCTATTTGGCTGGTTTTGCCAACTCACAGTCGACGTCAAAAGTGCCGATCAAGTAGATCTATCAATTAGTAGCCAGGTTCCAAAGAACGAGCAGGTGAACACTTGGCTGAAGGCCAATACAAGCCCAGGCCCATATGGATTTCCTGTCGTGGTCATCAATCGAGGATCACAATCCAAGCTCTTGGAATTAGCAAAAGCGATAAAGGCGATCACCGCAAGAGGAGCGCCCCGATACGAAGTTTCTGCCTACAAATACGTTTGCCCCCGCACTGCCGCCTCTCTAATCCGACTAAAGGCAGTTCTAGACAAAGCTTGGAATACAAAATAGCTGGTGAAGCCCACGAAGCAAACAGCATGGGAGGCGAAATTGGATCAGGACGTTAAGGCAGAGTTCGACAGATTGAAAAAACACATCCAGCTCTTAGAGCGGGGGGAAACTCGAAAGCTTGGAGAAATTCAACACGCGATCGAAAAGCTCGAAAAGAGGTGCGCAGCGATTGAGGCGCGTCTGGCCGCTGGAGTCTAATTCGCAGACATCAAGTGGGACCAAGGGCGCGGATCACCGCGCCCTTTTTATTTTAGACGATCGGTTCATACAGCTTGCCGGTGCGCTTCCCCGTCTTCCTTGATCGCGGTCGGCCATATGCCCGCCTCGCCGAGCGCCCAGATCATTTCATCGCGCACGGTCCAACCCTGTTCGCCTGGGTCGTGCGGCCCGGCGATACGATCGACCAGGGCGTTCCATGCCTCGTTTTCTAGATAGTGGTCCATTGGGGTCTCCAATTTGAGTTTGCATGGAGGAATGTGAATCGAGCTCGACGAATCGTCAAGTCATATAGATAAATAAAATCAATAACTTAGTGTAAGTCACTGGTGACTTACAGCCTCCAAAAGCGACTGTGCTAACTCTTGTCTTTGATGCGCTTGCGGCGCTGCCGTTCCTTCGCCTGGTCTGCCTCGCGCGCCTTGCGATCCTCCGGCGACATACCCGCCAATGATTGACGTGACCGGACTGCGCCCCCGTTAGCTGTGCGGTATCGTTCGCGCTCCTGTTCGGCGCGCAGCGCTCGCCGCTGTTCGTCTGTCAGTGTGTCGATGCCCTGGCGATACCGGCGAACGGGCCGGCCTTTCTCCTTCATGATCTTTTCTGCGTAGTCCTTACGTGCTTCCCTCGCCTTTGCCTCATAGTAGAAGGGACGGTTCGCAAGCCACACCTCTCCGCCCTGGGCGTATCGGGCGGCAGCACGCTTGATCATGTCGAGGCGCCTAGACCTATCGTCTTCTAGGTCTTCCAAGGCCGCGAGGTCATCGTCAGTCAGATCGTCGTCCGGCACCTTCGTCGTGTCTAGCGCCTCAAGCGCAGCCGTCGCAGGGTCGTCGTCTGCTTCGCCGCCGATACTGATTTCAGGCGACCGCATATCATGTTCCAGATCGGCGAGGTTGCGCCGTGCCTGGTGCTCCATCTCGTCGTCGGTAAGGCGGCGGCTCATCGAAGTTTCAATCGATGGTGCGCAGGGGCTTGTCGCGCAGAAGGCGGGCGATATCCACCATCACGTTGCGTGCCGCTGTGTATCTCGCTCCGCTGTTAATGTCGGTCAGGGCGAGCGCCGGCCCGGTCCGTTCAATTTTCACATTGGCGTCAAGGTCTAGGATAGCCTTCGCCTTCACATTGGGTTGCGCCAGGCGGTCAATCTCGTCGGCGAGGACCACGGCACTAGCCTTCGACATGGTGACGTCAAAGTCAGACACCTCTGTCGCCAGTTGCACGGTGCCGTTGGACTTGTGCCTCACCGTCCAGCCGGGAAGCGAGTCGGGAATGCGCCCGGCGGCGATGGCATCGTTGATAAAATCAGAGACAACGTCGACGACAGTGACGCCATCTAGGGCGGCGATTTGCTGCAATTGGCGGTAGCGTTCGAGAGGTAGACCGATGTTCTGGGTAGGCACGAGGAAACTCCACTATTGTTATCACAATATTGTAGTATTGCTGCGTAGAAGTTTCAAGAGCCCCTCTCCCGCATGAAACGATATGCGTCACGATTTCCTGACTAATTTCTGCTAACGGTTAGCCGGAACACCGGAGGCGGACAGCGTGATTGTGGACCGGAGGCTGGCCTTTTGTGTCACGCTTTCCTGACTATTTTCACCTATGTAGGTTTCTCTCTATTATAGAAGTTACGTCATTAGCAGGAATTGTCAGGAAAGCGTGACACCGAATCCCTGCTCCCGGCCCACAATCTTGTCCCGGCCCGCACCGTTCCGGTTTCAGTAGCGCCCCCTGCCCGACATGATGCCGCCCGGCCTCATTTGCGTGCGCAACTCCTCGACCACCACCGCGCGCATTGCCTCTTTCGTCTCGCGCGCCGTCTGGCGCGCCAGGTCCGCATTCTGTGCGGGATCGCCACCCTGGGCGTTCACGGTGACGCTGACCGGGATGTTGATCTGTTGCACGGGATTGTCATTTGCCGCCCTGTGGAGCCTCACAGCGTTGTTGCCATCGACCGAACCCCCGGAAGCCAGCGCCGGCAGAGAACCCCTGTTGATGGCTTCCAAGAGCGCACGGTTGCGGGCCGTAGCTCGGGCGTTCACGACGAACTCGCCATCTGACAACATGGCCGGGATGCTGTCGCTGGTCGCGGTGCCAGGGCCGCGCACGTGGCCACCGGTGGCGAGATGCGCAACGCCGCCCCGGCTGAAGCCCAGTAGCGAGCCGATTGCGCCGAAGATGCCGCCCCCGGTCGTGCTGAAGAGCGAGTTCAACGCCATGTCCAGGAGCTTGTCGGCGACCTTGTTCAACGCGTTCGCCAATGCTTCCGCTGCCGACTTGCCAGAGCGTAGATCGGAAATGAAGCCGCCAAGCACGTCCTTACCCAGGCCAGCGAACTCTTGGGCACTGTGGCGCGTCTTGTCCTGTTCTTCGGCAAGCTGCCGGCTGGCAACGCTCGCGTCGGCGTAGCTCTGCGCAAGCGCATCGATCCTTGCCGCCACGTCGGGCGTGATCGCCACGCCGGCCTTCTGTGCAGCTGTCAGAAGCTCTTGCCGAATCCGCGCGGTTTCCACAGCCCTGCCGTAATCGTCCACCAGCGGATTGACGCCGGCCTGGGCCGCTGTTTCTGCCCGCAAGGCAGCGATGCGGGCTTGTGTCTGGGCAATCTCTCGTTCGTAATCGTTTGGCCCTTTGGCTTTGGTGCCGCCCTTCTCGTTCGTATCGCTCGGAATGATCGTTGCCCGGCGCGCTGCGTCGCCATAGCGGGCCTTCAGGTGCTCGACCAACTTGTTGTCGGCCTTCGCGATCTCGCCGCTAAAAGCCTCCGCAATACGAACGTCAATCGCGGTCGGCTTGTCACCCTTGCCTGGCCCGGTGAGCACGTCGCCAGGCTTGCCGACCAGCGAGCCCGCAAGGTCGCCCACCTCGGCCGCTTGCCGGTTCTTCAAGAATTCTTGCATCCGGCCGTTAAGGCTATCCAAGCCTTCGACGGCTGTCAGAATAGCCGATTGCGAGCTCACCGTGAATCGACGCCACGCCGCGTCCCAGCGATCGCCCATCTCCTCAGCGCGGCGCAATAGCTGCTCATCGATGACGCCGCCGGCATCCTCGGCGGCCTTCTTCATGTTGAGGATGCCCTTGGCACCGTCGTTCAAGCCGACCAGCATTGCGCCACCACCACGGCCGAACGCTTCGGTGACGAGTAGCATCTTCTCCTGCTCGGAGGATGCGTTGCGGATCAATTCGGCGTAGCTGCCAAGCAATTGCTCAGATGATCTAATCTGCCCATTGCTATCGCGAATGGCGACGCCGTTCGCCTTCAAAATGTCAGCAAGCCGGCCACCCTTCGTCGCGGCCTCACCGATGCGCTTCGAGAATTGCTCCATACCGGTTTCGAATTCCGCCTGCTCTACGCCAGCCTGTGCGAATCCAAAGCCCAATTCCTGCAAAGCCGTGGTCGAAAGACCGATGCGGTCGGCGGTGTCGACCAGGTGCGACGCGATGTCGATCGTCTCTAGAGCTTTGTTGAACAGCGCAATCGGTGCCAACGCTGCCGTAGCTGCCGCACCTACGCCGGTGAAGATGCCGGCGACGCCACCCTTCAGCCCGTTGCCGATTGTGGCGAATGATGCGTCCAGGCGCGACGACATGGTTTTGGCGCGCCGTTCGATATCGGCGAACTGCTTCCCTGCCGTCTGGCTGGCGCGCTGCATGTTGCGCTCAAAGTCGCGAATCCGGGCCTCTAGGGCGATTACTAAGCGTTCTTCATCATTGGCCATCGGTGATCCTCAGTGAAAAATGAACAGGCCGGAGCTTTCCGGCGCGTTGTATTGCGAGACGTTGCTGTCGCCGACGAAGGCACGGCCAACAGCCATTGCCGCCGCCTGCGCGCCGTCGATGCGATCGGTGGATTTGCCCTTGTGGAAGGTCTTGTTGCCGGCCTTGTCGGTCTCGACGGCGATGTTGCTGAAGTTCCAGCGCAAGACCGGGTGGCCGCCGTGCTTGAACTTGCCGGCGATGATCGCCCTTTCAAGCTCTTTGATAGCCGGCGCCATGGTGACCCAGCCTTGGCGCATCTCAACTGCCGGCAAGCCATCGGCGAGCAGGCGCGTCATCGTCTGGCGTGCCAGGTGCGGGTCGAAGGCGATTTCCTGCACGTCGAATTCTGCGCACAGGTCGCGGATGGTCTGCTCGACGTAGTCGTAGTCGACCACGGAGCCGGGCGTGGCGGTGATGTGGCCTTCATCGCGCCAACGCGGATAGGGAACACCGTCGACCTCAGCACGTCGCCGAAGACTGTCCCCAGGGCAGAAGAACCACGGCTTGACGATGTAGCCGCCGTCATCGTCACGCCAGGCGGCAACGATCGCGGTTAGGTCGGTCGTGCTCGACAGGTCGACGGCTAGCCAGCACGGCTTACCCTTCAGGGTGTCCAGATCGGCCGGGGTGTGTCCCAGGTCATAGACGGCCATGTCGACAAATGGGTCGGTCGAGTGATCCAGCCAGATATTGAGGTGAAGCTGGCGGAAGCTCTCACGGTCGCCTGGGCGGTTCTCAGCCTCACGCGCAAGCTGGCGTAGGCCATCTATGTCTGGGTAGCCGTGAGCAAGGCCTGGGTTGACGTATCGCCAAATCGCCTCGTCGCGCCAATCGCAATCCCGTGGTGCTTCGAACAGGATCGGCAAAAAGGCGGGATCTTCGATGTCACCGCGCGCCACCTTGCGCGCGTAGTCATAGAGCTCGTGCGCGACGTTGTCTTGGCCACGGCCGGCGGTCGTGGCGATGACGACTAGCGCGCCCTTGGTCTTTGGGAGGCCAGATCGCAGCACGTCCCAAAGGTCGCGCTTCTTCCAGGCGTGCAGTTCGTCGGCCAGGATGAAAACAGGCGTGCGACCGTGCTGGGTGCCAGCATCGGACGAAATGGCCTCATAGAAGGTGCCTTCAGCCGGATATGAGATGCGGTTGCGATGGTCGACAATCTTCAGCTTTCTGCCGAAACGACTGTCGCACCGGATGATGTTGGCGGCCTCGTCGAACCCGATGCGTGCTTGCTTCTGGTCACTGGCCGCCGAAATCACCTCGCCGCCAGGAAGCTTTTCAGGGCCGATGGTGTGAAGCAGCGCCAGGGCCGCGGCGAGCGAGGTTTTCCGATTTCCCCGCGGTAGAAGCAGGAACACGGTTTTGACAACGCGGGTGCCGTCATCATGACGCGGGCCGTAGATGCGCCTGACGATGCGCTCTTGCCAATCGTCAAGCTGGAATGCCCGCTTCGGTGCGCGGCTTTTCGGGTGCTTCAGCGCACGAAGAAAACGAACGGCGCGGTCGCCATGGAATAGCGGGTCGGCAATCGGCGAACCGTCGTAAATCCATGCTGGAAACGTCGCGTCCGGTTTAAATGTCGAGGGGCGACAGTTCATCGTCTTCGTCTTCACGGATCGCCGGCCTCGAGCGCGAGACGGGCGTCAAACCGAGTTCGGCCGCGCAGAGGCGCGCGGTCGTCTGGGCGGCATTCATCATGCCGAACGCGGGGTGCCGCTTTCCGGCAACCACCAGGCCATCACGGTTTAGAGCACGGTGCGCCTCGCGCACGGTGCCGGTAGCTATGCAGTAGGATTCGAGGGTGCCAAGGTCGGCTTCGGTGAGCACCTTCCGCTCATTGACCAGGATGGGCGCAACACGCCGCCATTCGGCTTTGGCGTCCTTCGACAACCAGGCCGGGACAGGTGGAACTTTCGTAACTGGCGAGGTGCCGGCGACGATGCCGGCGGGTTTCCGGCCTCTCATGTGCGGATACGCTCGCAACGCAATTCAAGGCCACGCCGCCGGCCGATCTCGACAACGTCTTTGATGCCGTAAGCAGCGCCGTCGAGCACGCGGTCGGCGGCGGTGATCTCGACGTTCGGAAGCCAGCGAATTCGGTAGACTCGCGAGACTGTTTCAGCCTCGCCGTAGCCGGCGGCGGCTTCGTCGGCGGTTGCTTGAAGCAGTTCGGCGCGGACGGTTGCCAGCGTGACCCAGGCGGAAGAGACAGCGCCGGACGGCGCTACAGTCTCGACAGCGCGCTGTAGGCTGATTGTGCGATCAAGCTTGCCGGCGCGCATTACACAATCCACCGGATGAGCGCTTCGACCGACAGCACGCCATGGCCGTAACGCGGGTCAGGGTCGCGCGGATAAACAGCCCGCGTCACTTCGAAATGGTCGACGTAGCCGCCGTCGATCTGGAGTTTCCATTTGCTGTCGAGAGCTTCAAAGACGGCAAAGGCAATCGCCTTAGCGGCCTCCTGCCCCTGGTCGAGCGTCCAGATATGAAGGTCGAGATTGACCCAGGCCGCACGCTGGGCGGTGTAATCGTAGCCGTGCAGCGCCGTGGAGCCGTCGCTCATAATGATAGCGGGCGTCTGGTCAGGCCTGGTGCTGCCGGCGCGGATATGATCAGGGTGCACAAGGGCAGTGACTGCCGGACGATCAAGCAGGCGCGAGCGGATGGCCGTTTGTAGGGCAATGGTCGGTTCGATCATGGCTTGTTCCATCCATCGCGGACAGCTTTGCCAATGGCGCGCTTGGTGCGGTTTTGAATGCGCTTCTGAAGCAGGCGGAAGGCCGGCCAGAAGAACGGCTGTGCGGCCGCCTTGCTCGTCCCATATTCGACAAGATGCGGATAGCGAACGTCTTGGTCACCTACAGTGACCAGCACCTCCAACTCACCGGCAACACGCCCACCGCCCGGCTGCGAATAAGCCGGCGTGGACTGGCCGGGTGCTGTCACGGCGATGCTCTCAATCAGCGCGCCAGTGTCTCGCGACGGTTCGGCGAGCTTGCGCATGGTGCCGGCAAGCTCTTCACCGCTCTTCACCAGAGACGGCACGACAGCCTCGCGGACTGATTTCGGAATCGCTTCAAGCCGCCGTTGAAGGCGGGCGATCTGGTCAGACTGGGCCATGTCAGAAAGTCCAAGCCCGATGCGATGCCAGAAGGTCGGTGACGCCGAACGGCAAGGCCGAACCGCTGGAACCGATCACGGTCGCCTCGCGGTTCTCGTAAAGGTCGGCGGCAATGCGCAGGATGGCCTCGCGGATGCTGGCCGGGAATGGGTCAAGGTCGACGAGGGTCGCACCGATGTAACCGGCGCACCAGTCTTCAGCCGCTGCGATCTTCTGGGCGAGCAGTTCGTCGGATTCGTCGTCGGACAGGTTCGAATGGGCCTTCAGTTCGGCCGGTGTAACGATGGTCATGGTGATGTCTTTTCGGGGTTTGCAGAAAACTCTATTTCGGCGCGCTCTTGCGCGACGCTCCCCCCGCCGGTCCCCTCGCCGCTGACCAAGTTGGCGACCGCCCCCCGCCCCTTTGGTCCACCCATGGCGACAGCTTCAGCGACGGTTCGGCCTTTGCCGTCCCTCAACCGCTTCAGGAAGGCGTCGTAGCTTATGCCAAGATGATCAGCCCATTGACCGTATGTCTTGCTGACGCCGTCGACGGTGTGGAGCAGGTTCTTGCCGTTGCCTTGCTTGCTGTGTGCCAAGGCGTGTTCGAGGGTCATGCCGCGCTTCAGCCTTTGGGATAGCGAATGAAAGCTCACGCTGTATTCGGTGGCCCATTCGCTCAGGCTCTTGCTGACGCCGTTGACGGTGTAGAGCTTGGGCTTGCGGATCGGTCTGCCATTGAAGCATCGAGGCTTGCGAACAAACTTCGGATCGATGGCTTCAGCGAATGACCGGCCATTGTTCATGCGGTCGCGAATTGTCCCGGCTTTGATGCCGGTCAGGTGTGACCACTCCGGCAAGGTCAGCGATTTGCCATCGTGCTCGTATCGGGCGGCTGGCTGTCGGGCTGGTGCGGCCAGTCCCCTGTTGATCTCAAACCTGGCGCCGGAAGCGTGCGCCTTGTCGGCACGGTGGAAGGCGTCGGCCGCGCGCTCCGCTACGGCTTCAGGCTCCAGGCCAGCGAGGTTACAGACTTCAACAAAGTCGCTATTGATCGGTTGAAACCAGGCTCGCGATTGCTGGTCGTGCAGACCGTCTTGCGTGGCCTGAAGAATGACGGCAACCCAAAGCTCGCGTTCGGAAGCGTGCTTCATGTGCGCCGCTCCCGGCTTTGCTTGATGCTCGAATGGCAGCGCGTGCAGAGCGGTTGCCAGTTAGACCGGCTCCAGAACAGGCGATTGTCGCCACGATGCGGCTTGACGTGGTCGACCACGTTTGCCGGCTCTGGGCAGTAGCGACAGACTGGATTGGTGATGAGGAATTCGGCGCGGGCCTTTTCCCATTCACGGGTGTAACCGCGCAAGCGAGCGCTCGGCCTGGTGCGATCGAAACGGGCTTTGCGCTCGCGGTCACGCAAGACCTGGCAAGCGCAGCGCTCACCAGATGCGACAACCTTGCCACAAGAGCAGATGCGAGGCGGGCGAATGGGCATGACGTTCACCCCTGCCCTGTCAGGCCACGAAGCACCGCGAGCCCTTCCTTGACCTTGCGCGGGTCTACATCGGCCCTTGGATCGGCTTCGTCCTGGTCGTCATCCTTGACGCCGTTGACGGCCTTCAGCTTCGTGACCAGGCCACGCTGGGCAATCATGATTTCAGTCGGTGTTGCCGCCCATGTGTCGGCAGGCGACCATTGCAGCCAGCCGGTGCCGATCTCAAAAAGCTGTTCAAGGTGTGGCGTAATCCAGTCGCCGGCATTGGGCGTCTTGTCGGATCGCTTGGTGCTGGCTTCAGCCTCGGCACGGTCGACGCCAAGCAGCGCCAGCACGTAGTCGGACAATGGTTCGACCAAGGCGCCGAGCCCGCGAGCGCCTTGCGTCACGATGCCGTTGATCAGCTTGCTTGCCGTAGCCTGGTCGGTGCCTTCGAGGATGATGTCGGCGATCATGCCGAGATGGCCTTCGCCAATGCCGTGCGCCAGTTTCCGCAGATCGTGGCGCGCGTGCAGGCGAACGGCGGCCCGCAATGACGGGCGCAAACGCACGGCCTGGTGGCCGTGCTTGATTGCGATGATGTCGTTTGCGAGCCGCATGGGAGTTACGCCGCGACCTTCAGCTTCAGGAAGCGGTCAGCGTGGGTCACGTCGCCGCCAACGCGCTTTCGGGCGTGGAAACGAACCTGACCCTTTGTCGCCAGGCTGAAGGGGTCGCGCATGACCGACAGGCCGATGCGGTCGACAATGCGATAGCCGGACAGGTCGCCAAGCATAATCGGATAAGCGTTTGCGGCGATGTCGGGCATGTCGATCGCTTCAACGATCGGCCGGCCAAGCAGCGTGACAGGCGCGCCGGCAGTGATCGGGTCGAGCATGATGAAACGGCCGGTGCCGTCCTTAAGCGTGCGAAGCGCGCCAAGCGTCTTGCGGTTCATGAGCCAGACGGCGTTTTGCGCGACGACAGACGGGACCGTATGGAACATGCCGATGATGGTCGCGGCCGGGTCGGTGCCGAGCGTGGCCGCGTTGCCGGTCTTAACTTCAGCGATGCCGGTAGCCGCGAGCAGGCCCTTGGGCTTGCCGGCGCCGTCACCGATCACGAACGCGCTGGCTTCAGTCTTACCAAAGGATTCAGCGAAATCGCCCTGAAGCTCGCCTTCCAGATTGTAGACGTTGTCTTCGAGCAGCTGGGTCGAGACGTCGGTGTAGGTGGCGAGTTCGTAGGGCGTGAACGTCGCCTGCTCGAAGGTCATGCCCGACGCGGTGCGGTCATCGATCTCGGCAACCCAGGTCGCGGCCGAACCGGTGAGCCGACGCGGAAGCTTCACTTCAGCAGCGGAAATCGAAACGGCCTTGGCGTAGGCGCGGATCGGCGAGTATTCGACGATCTTTCTCAGGATCTCGTTGCCGAAATCCTCCGGTGCCAGGTATCCGCCGTTGGCGTCCACCGACACGGTGAGCGCCTTAACTTCGTCCGCGCCCATCCGTTCGACGCCACGTCGAGTGAAGGTCGAGAATGCCTTCGTTTCGATCGCGACGTTGTCGTTGTCGGCGGCCGGCACATTTGAGTTGGCAGCCGACGGGCGATTGAGCTTCGCTTCGAGCTTGTCGAAGCGCTCGGTGAGCTTCGCAATTGTCTTCACCTCGTCGGCGACGGCTGCGACCTTCTTTTCAAGTTCCGTCCATTCGGCGACGGGTGCCGTATTCTCGTTTGGCATTTCATATCCTTGGGATTGTGCCGCGCCATCGGCGGACTTGACGGTGAGGATTCGCGCGTCCGGATGGCTAGGGTTCGCGACGATTGAGATTTCTGCGAGATTGAGCGCCAGGATGGTGCGTTTGCCGTCCGGCCTGGTCTTCGTTTCCGTGGCACGGAAGCCGATCGACAGACCGTTGACGCGACCACGCTTCAGGCTGGTGTGAACGTCGCGAGCGCGCGGAACGCCATCCAGGAAGAGCCGGCCTTTGACCTGAAGGCCTTCGTCGGTCTCTTCGACGGATTCCCAATTGCCGACGACGCGGTTCGGGTCATGTTCGAACAAGATCGGCATGGCCGCAGCCTTGTTGAACGCACCCTTCTGGATGATGTCACCGACGCTGTCGGGCGAGCCGAACGGCCATGCAAGACCAGTGATCTCGCCAGCGTCGGACACGCTGAAGGCGGCTTTGACATCGAGCTTATCCATTGGTGGAGTCCTGGGCGTCATGGCCTTGGGCCGGCGCGCCAGACCAGACGGCTTGCAAGACGGCGATGGCGATCGGGAAGGATTCATTTAGCGGGCGCCTGGCCGCGTAGGCGTCGGCGAGTGCTGCGGCCTCTTGTGGCGTGGTGCCGCCGCCGATCAAGGACAGGCGAATGATCTCGACAAGCTCCGCGTGCCGGAAATGACCTTCAGGGATGCGCGTGCAAAGCGAGCCGATGCCGGCACCGGTCTTGCGTTCAAGCTCTAGGATCAACTCAGGCGTCAGTGTGAAGGCTTGGTCACGCTCGCCGAAGAATGCAGTGTGCGTCACGCTGCTACCTCGCGGGGCTTGCGATTGTCGTTCTGGCCGGCGGGCTTTCCAGGCGTGATGTTCGGATTTTCGAGGGTGTCGCCGCCGTCGATCGGCGCGCGGTTCAAGCCGGCGCGGACTTCATTGGCAGTCAGCACGCCCATGGCGCGATACTGCGCATAGACGTTGGCGCGGGTTTCAGCGTTGGCAGTCAGTAGGTCATCGACCACGAATTCGATGTAGAAGCCGCTGGCGCGTTCTTCAGGCGTCAACAGCACGCGGGCGTAAGCCCATTCCCAGGCGTCGAGCCAGGGACGAAGCGTGAGGGTCAAGAACGCCTGGAACATTTCCTCAGCGTTCGACCAGGTCGCGCGAGAGAGTTCGAAGAGCAGATGAGGAGGAACGCGGAAAAGGCGGGCGATCTCGACAACCTGTTCTACGCGGGTCGCGGTGAACTCGGCATCGGTCGACGTCATAACGTCGATGGCCTCATAGGCCATGTCTTCGTCAAGCACGGCGACGCCGCCTGTGCCGCCGCTGCCAAATGCGACTTTCCAGGCCGCCGCGAACTTCCTCTTGACGTCTTCACCAAGGGGCTTCTTGGCCTTAATGACGCCGCCAGGGCGGGCGCCATTGGCGAACAGGGACGCGGCGTGTTCTTCCATAACCTTGGCGAGGCCGATCGCCTCGCGACCCGCCTTGATCGGTGCAAGATTCAGCGGCGCGGAAATGTGGAGGATATCGCGGTAGCCGTAGCGGCGAATCCGATTGCCTTCGCGCACTTCATAGACCGGCTCGCCAGTAACAACGTCGGCCTTGATGGTGACGCTACGCGGGTCGAGGCGGATGAACTCGACAACGCGTTCGCTTGGCCGATTGGCCAAGGCGTAGCCGTGATCGTGAAGCAATGCGTCGGCAGTGAGTGCAGCGCGCAGCGCGCCGGCTGAAGTCCAGTCGTTCGCCTCGTCGTGCACCAGTCGATAAGCGGGGTGATCGTCAGCGGTTCGCTTCCCGGAAGGTGAGGAGTTGAACACCTTCGCGGGAAGCGAGCCGATCGTGCCGACGATAAGCACGATAGCTGAATAGACGGCAGGGACGCGCAGGGCGGTCACGGCATTGATGGCAGGGCCGGCAACAGTGCTTGGGGTGCCGAAGATAGATTCCATGCCGTAGGAATCAGAAAGCGGAACCGACTTCTTTTCGATTCCGCTTCCGAAGATATTCCTCAGAAACTCAACTGGACGCGAACGCACAACAACTCCGAAACCTTATTTCAGAATTATTGTCTCACGTCGCTACATAGGAAAAAAGTCCTTTATTTGCATTTGATAGGAATTTATTCCATTGACTTTTCTTCTGCAATCTGATGCATGTGAGCCTGTGCCTGATACCACCTCGCCAGAAGCGGCTCGATCTTCATCGCCTCTTTCTGGGCTTCCCTCATAAGGTGGACGATCTCGTCTCGGCGCTTCCAGTAGGCGTCCCATAGCTCATCGCCGACAGCCGAGCGCAACTCTGCCTCCGGCACTGACTCTCTGACACCAGCGATTTCTTCGAAGCGTTCCAACCGTGCAAATCGCTCGTCGACGTCTACGATACCGCGTGATGTAGGCGAGCCCTGAGCCGACGTGCTCCTGATCCAAGATCGCCACTCTAGGCCCGACTTTGACTGGTTACACTGCCCACAGGCCGGCACCACGTTGGCATTAACGTGGAAAAATCCTGACGGCTTGCCGCCCTTGACGATAGGGCGAAGGTGATCTGCGTCCCTGGCATCGCCTCCGCAATAGACACATTTCCCTGCCTCGATACCGGCATGCCGGTAAAGCGCCGCTAGCCCTTCATCATCGATATTGCGCGGGATAATCGCTTGGACGAATGCCGCGTTGATAGACGTTTCACGGCCCGTAATTCTGGGCCGTGGATACCGCTTTTGCCGTCGATCCGGTTGATTTTTTCCTGTTGCCATTGTCCCCTCGTTGCGAGCTAAACCAAGTGTGAAATTGTCAGCTTTGGATATGAAATTGAATTCACCAGATCGACGCGCTGTTGAAGCATGCCTTGGGGCATCATGCCGTATCGCCCCGTCATCGTGCTAGCCGCATGGCCCAGGATAAAGCCGAACTGTTCGTCCAGATGACCAGCCCGGCGCAATGCATCCGCAACACCATGCCTGAAGCTATAGAGAGATAGCCCTCGCCCGGTCTTCATGCCCAGGCGAGTGAGGTAACGGCCGAACTCGCGGGAGAATTCGGCAATCATCTGGCCGCGTGAATTGCGCTTGGCTTCAGGGAACAGGCGAGCGTGGCCAGCCGCTTCCATGCCGTCGCGATACTTGGTGAAGCCCAGGCGAATAAGCTCATCGTGGACAGGCACGACGCGCATCGAGCCTTCGGTCTTAACGCTCTTGTCGCCATCGCCTTCCGTGGTGATGTGCATGATCCAATGACCTTGCTCCTGGCGAACATCGGCGACAGCCAACTGCGCGACCTCGGCGGGTCGGGCGCCTGAATAGAGCATGACCAACGGAACCCAATAGCGGTGATCATGGATGCGGACGTTGCCAGGCTTGGCGACGTTGCGCCATTCGTCGGCACTCTGACATCCGGTGAACAGCGGCGACTTGAACAGGGTGTTCAACTGGTCGGACGTGAAGGGAACCGTAGTCTTTTCCTTGGTCTTCTTTAGAAACATGCCGTCAGCCGGATTGTGATCGAGGTAGCCGTGATTGACCAGCCAGCTACAAAAGGCACTAAACCCGGCGAGGTAGCGGTTGACGGTTCGTGCGGTGATTACCGGCTTTCCGATCGTCTCGTTGTGCTTGACGATCTGCGGTAGCTTCATGCCCGCGAAGGCGCTGCTTTCGGTCGCCTTCACCGGATACTTCATCAAGAGCGCCTTCCACTCGCGGACGGCCTTCTTGTCGATCCGATGAACCGGGCAAGTGCTGCCGACATAGTCGACAAAGCTGCCAACGTCGCGCCGGGCCTGGGCAATGGTGTCGACGGCAATGCCTTTCGGGTTTTCGGTGGCATAGACTTCGAACAGGTCCATGATCCCCTCGCCTGGCGCAGCTTGCTCGCGCGGGGTGCCTGTAGCGGGCTTCACGATCGGATCTTTTGGGGTGCCGCTGTAGTCGCCCTGGTCGCGCTCAATGGTGCGCTGTAGGACTTCAATGTCGGCGCGCATCATCTTCCGGGCGATGTCGGTGCGGTCCGGCGAGGCAGAGTCAATGATGAGCCTGTTACGCTCGATGTAGTCGTCAACCTCATCGTCGATGAGCGCCGTCTCGCCGATCACGAGATGATTGCGCAGGGCGTCCAGCTTCGCGCGCCTGGCCTTGGCTTCGAAAGAGCGAAGGCTCTGCGCAGACGGTCGATCGAAACCGTCGTCCTTCTGGTGATCATCCGCATGTAGCCGTGCTTGCTCATCGCGCTCTAGGCTGTCGGTGTAGTGCTGCCAGACTGCAGCGGCCTTATCGTCGGCTGTGACCTGGCGGCGTGAGCGCAGATCATCAAACTGACGCGTCCAGGCCTCTACCACAGGCCAGAGCCGGCGTTTGGCCTCTTGCTCGTCCTTGGTGCCGAGCGCTTTCACAAGCTCATGCTTGCCGACGACGTCCACAAGGTCGAGGGGAACGCGAGCACGGGCATAGTAGGATGCACCGCGCCGTAGTAGGTAGCTTAAGCGTGCCAT